CGTCGATAAACGCCTCGCGGGCAAAGTAATAGGTTGCGCCGATCTGCCGGCTTTTAAGGATTACCCGGGTGCGCTGGTTACCCGCCCGGTACCAGTCTTTCTGGTAGTCGAAACAGCCATCAATGAACGCCTCGGTCAGCTGCTCGATCTGCGCTTCGCTGATCTCGTTGCGCGCGGCCTTCTTCTTCGGCGCCTCGTTGCGCTTGGCCAGCGCCGGGTTCAGGTCGGTTTCGGTGCCGCCGCCCTGGTAGCGCTGAATGCGCGCCTGGCGCTCCAGCTGGCGGTGCAGCAGGTCGATTTCCTTGAAGTCGCCGGCAGTCTTGGCGTCCTTCAAAATCAACTGCACCAGGCGCGCCTCCAGCGCCCCACCGATGCGCTCCACGCTGTCGGCGCGGTCCCAGCCGTCGCGGTTTTTCCAGCTGTGCAGGGTCTTGGTGTTCTCGCCCGTGGCCTCGGCGATTTCGCACACGCGCCAGCCCATCCAGTACAAAAATTTGCTCTGGCGGCGCGGGTCCATCGGTAACGCTGCGGCTGTGGTCATGGCCGCGATGCTGCCGCTCGCCGCCCGCTGCCAATAGCGCGCAGGCCTGTAGCACGCAGCCGCACAACCGCCGCGCGTTGCCCCGGCGCGCGCGCGTGCCGACCATGCCCCTCATCGCACCGCACCTGGCGCCCCGCGCATCGAGGACCCTGGCATGAAGAAATACCGCAGCAAGTTTTTCCGCGTCGCCGTAGAAGGCATGACCACCGACGGGCGCACCATCGAGCGCGCCTGGATCGAACAGATGGCCGCCACCTACGACCGCAACACCTACGGCGCCCGCGTGTGGATGGAGCACATCCGCGGCATGACCGACGACAGCATCTTTCGCGCCTATGGCGACGTCACCGCCACCAAGGCCGAAAACGTCACCATCGACGGGCAAACCCGCCTGGCCCTGTTCGCCCAGGTAGAGCCCACCGACGACCTGGTGCACATGGTCAACACCCGCAAGCAAAAGATCTACACCAGCATCGAAGTGGCGGAAAAGTTCGCCGGCTCCGGCCAGGCCTACCTGGTGGGCCTGGCCGTCACCGACAGCCCGGCCAGCCTGGGTACCGAGGCGCTGCTATTTGCCGCGCAACTGCCCACCAACCCGTTCACCGCGCGCAAACAGGCCGCCGACAACCTGTTTACCGCCGCCACGGAAACCGAGCTGGTATTCGACGAGTACGAAGAAAAACCCAGCCTGGGCACCCAACTGTTCACCCGAGTGCAGGCCCTGCTCAAAGGCAAGCCCGGCACCGAAGGCAGCGAATTCGCCGCCGTCAGCCAAGCCGTGGAAGCTATCGCCGAGCACGGCAAAACCCTGGCCGACCAGGTCACCGCCCACGCCTCTGAGCAGCGCGAAGGCCTGCAGCAACTGCGCACCGAACTCAGCCAACTGAAAACCCAGCTCAGCCACACCCCAGACCCGGCCCAGCCGCAGCGCCCGCCCGTCACCGGTGACGGTAGCCCTGCCCTGGCCGAATTCTGAGTGCCCCGGAGAACCCCATGCGCAACGACACCCGCAAGCTCTACACCCGCTACATCCAGCAAGTCGCCACCCTGAACGGCGTGGAATCGGCCGGCGCCACCTTCAGCGTTGACCCCACCATCCAGCAAAAGCTGGAAACCCGTATTCAGGAATCCAGCGAGTTCCTCAGCAAGATCAACCTGATTGGCGTGGATGAACAGGAAGGCGAAAAAGTCGGCCTGGGCGTGGGCAGCACCGTCGCCGGGCGCACCGACACCAGCAAGCAGCGCCGCGAACCACGCAGCCTCGGCACCCTGTCGCAAGACAAATACAAAGCCGAACAAACCGACTTCGACACCTTCATCAAGTACTCCCAACTGGACGCCTGGGCCAAGTTCCCGGACTTCCAGGTGCGCCTGGCCAACGCCATCGCCCAGCGCCAGGCGCTGGACCGCATCCAGGTCGGTTTCTACGGCCAAAGCGCCGCCGTGCAAACCGACCGCGCCGCCAACCCCATGCTGGAAGACGTCAACATCGGCTGGCTGCAGCAGTACCGCCTGCACGCCCCAGACCGCGTGCTGAGCGGCGGCAAAACCCCAGGCAAGCTCATCATCGGCAAGGGCGGCGACTTCAAAAACCTCGACGCCCTGGTGTACGACGCCATCCAGTTGCTGGACCCCTGGTACCGCCGCGACCCCGGCCTGATCGTGCTGACCGGCCGCGAGCTGGTGCACGATAAATTCCTGGCCCTGGTGAACAAAGACCAGGACGCGACCAACCAGCTGGCCAGCGACCTGATCATCGCCCACCGGCGCGTCGGGAACCTGCCGCTGTATGAGCTGCCGTACATGCCCGAAGGCACCCTGCAGATCACCACCTTCGCCAACCTGTCGCTGTACTGGCAGATCGGCGCGCGCCGGCGCTACCTGAAAGAAGAGCCGGAATGGAACCGCATCAGCAACTACGAATCGGCCAACGAGGCCTACGTGGTTGAGGACTACGGCCTGGGCTGCGTGCTGGAAAACATCATGGCCCCCGAAGATGCCGAGCAGGGCGAGGACTAAACCATGCCCCTGAGCCTTGCACAAGCTCACCAGCGCCGTGCCCGCGCGGCCATGGAATCGGCCAGCCTGGCGCCCAGCCAGAGCATGGCCGGCGCCACCGCCTACGAGCACCAGTTGAACCAGCTGCTGCAGGACCGCCTGCGGCTGAAGCAGGTGCAATCCAACCAGGGCAAGGCCGAACTCAAGCGCCAATTGCTGCCCGAATACGGCCCCTACGTGCAGGGCGTGTTGAGCGCCGGCAACGGCGCCCAAGACGAAGTGCTGACCACCCTGATGGTGTGGCGCATCGATGCTGGCGACTACGCCGGTGCCCTGGACATCGCCGCCTATGTGCTCGAGCACGGCATGCGCATGCCCGACCGTTTCGAACGCACCACCGGCTGCCTGGTGGCCGAAGAAGTGGCGACCGCCGCGCTGGCCGCGCAAAAAATCGGCCAGCCCTTCGACCGCGACACCCTGCAGCGCACCGCCGTACTGACCGCCGGCCACGACATGCCCGACGAAGCCCGCGCCAAGCTGTACCTGGCCCTGGGCCGGGCCACCGTGGCGGGCATCAGCGCCGAGCAGCGCGGCCAGCCCGGCCAGCTGGAAGCCGGCATTCAATTACTGAAACAAGCCATCGAGCTGCACAGCAGCTGCGGCGGCAAAAAGGACTTGGAAGGCGCCGAGCGCCTGCTGAAAAAACACACTGCCCCCGGCAGTTGACCGAGCGTCCCCACGCACCCCGCCGGCTCGGGGCGTAAAGCCAGGCCCATGCCACGGCTGCACGCCCCGACCACCGGCGACTATTACAGAGGGCGATACATGAGCGCATTCATCGCCAACAGCACGCCCAGTGGCGGGCTGATCAACACCGATGCCTTCTGGCCGGGCATCGACCTGGACGCCCTGCGCGCCACCCTGCGCATCGACGCCAGCGTTACCCCGGCCCGGCTGGAAACCGCCGTAGTCGCCGCCGCGATTAACCTCAACCGAGAACTCGCCAACTGGCGCAGCGCCAAACAGGCCGAAGGTTTTACCACCCTGAACGACGTGCCGGCCGCGCTCATCAACGGGGAATCCGTGCAGGTGAAGCTGTACCTGCAGGCCCTTCAGGCCGCCACCGCCGCGCATGTGTGCGAGCGCTACCGGGGCTACGACAGCACCGCCGCCGGCAACACCGACAGCGACCGGCTGGCCCCTACCATCGACGACTACCGCCGCGACCATCGCTGGGCCGTAAGGGACTTTTTAGGCCAGGCACGCAGCACCGTGGAGCTGATCTGATGACCCACCTGCGCACCCAACAACACGACACCGTAGACGCCCTGTGCTGGCGGCACTACGGGCGCACCGCCGGCGTGACCGAAGCCGTGCTGGCCGCCAACCCGGGGCTGGCCGACCACGGCGTGCACCTGCCGCCAGGCCTGCTGGTTTACCTGCCGCAAGCCCCCGCCACTGCGCCGCAACGCCAGGCGGTGCAGCTATGGGACTGAGCACACAAGGGGTCAACCATGGCTGACCCAACCGCCAGTACCGTCAGCGGCCTGCTGATGGGCCTGGGCGTGGCCGCCCTGCCCATCATCGATGGCGAAGCACTGTTTGGCGCCATCCTCGGCGCCTGGCTGGTCACCAGCACCAAACAGGACCTGAAGGTGTGGCAGCGGCTCACCTCGCTGTGTTTGTCCGCAGGCGTGGGCTATTTATTTAGCCCCCTGGCCGTGCAGCTCAGCCCGATGATCACCAGCGGGAGCGCGGCATTCGGCTGCGCCCTGGTCATCATCCCGATCAGCATCAAGGCCATGGTGTGGGTCGAGAAGGCTGACCTCTGGGACATCCTGCGACGTATCAAAGGGGGCCGCTGACGTGCCAACCATCGATTTCATCCTGCCGCTGATCACCGCCATCGCCTACCTGCTAAGCGCCCTGCGCCTGGCTTGCTACAGCCGCCACGGCGCGCGTTTTCGCCGGGGCATGTCGCTGCTGGCCAGCCTGTTTGGCGCCGCGCTGTGCCTGTGCGGG